AAGTATGGTAATATCTGTTCAAGAATTTGTAATGCATCATCATTCAATTTTGAAAATATACTTAACTCAAATCCAATGTTATATGGAACAGGCATAAAAACTTTCTTTAAGTTTGTTCCATCTGATGCCTTAAATGTTTGCGTTATACCAGATTTTCTTGTTGGATCATATTGAACAGAAGTCATTTCAAATGACATTCTTGGAAGAGTTATAGCAACTGCTTTTGTTAAATTAGCTTGTTCTCTAATTTTTGAAAAGAATTTTTGCTGTGGTCCATAAGCAAGACCAACTTTAGTTTCATCCAAAGTACTGTCATCAATACCTTCATGTTTAATAAAAATATTATTAAACAGTGTACCAAAACCAATAATAGTTTTACGAATAATTTCGTGGTAATAATAAGTGCCTAACATCAATAATCTCCAAATGGGTTGCCTTCTGTAAAGTCAAGTAAGTTATCTGCTTCAGTTTCTATTTCAGAGTTTGCATCGTATGGATCATCAAAACTATCTGTATTGTAAGATTCTACAATATATCTAGCAGATGATATTCCCCCAACAACAACTTCTCCTGGATAGAATGCTCCACTATTTAATGAAACTCTAAGTTCAATTGGTGGGAAGGAAGGACTTAAATCAACTCTTCTATTGAAATCTTTAACCCTTGCAGTAACACCAGAAGTCTCACCTGTAACAATTTCATTATATATGAATGTACCTATTCCTGTTGTTGTCAAACCTGAAATTGTTACAGGAGATACGTTACCTGCATATCCAGATCCAGCATTCTTATATCTAACAGTAACAATTTTTCCTGCAGATATAACTGGTCTCAATTCTGCAGTAGATCCTGTAGTAATACCAGTAGTTACAATAGTTGGCATCTCATTATACCCTCTACCACTTTCAGATAAAGTAACAGAACTAATACCTGCATTAACTATTCCAAATGTAACTGCAGCACCTGCACCGCCACCACCATTGATAATAATAAGTGGTGGTGCATCTGGATTATATCCAGATCCTGGATTAGTTAATAATATCTCTTTAAGAGATTTAATACCCCCAATTGATGTTGTTATTGCTACTGCACTAGCTCTAGCTCCTGATACTGGAAAATTTGGAGGTGGAGATATTTCAACAGTTGGTGCAGAAACATATCCAGAACCATCATTTATTAGATCTATAAATCCAATCATTCCAGTTGTTCCTACTGTTGCTTGACCAATAGCAGTAATTGCAGCTCCAACTAAATTTAATTGAGTTATATATCCTTCATCCTCTACAGTATTATCAACTTCCTCAATAGTAGTGTCAATAAGTTCATTTTCATATTCATAAAGTTCACAATTTAATTCATAAACATAATTTTTACCTAATTGATAAAATGGTTTTTCGGATTCAACTTTTTTAATTTCAAATAATCTTTCTCCAAGTGGAAAATATATTAAATCACCCTCTTTTGGTCTAGTTATTAAATCTTCAAATGTATATTCTGTAATAGAACCTTCTTTAATACCAGAACTTATACCTTCCAAAAATGGTGCAATAAACTCTTCATATCTTTCACGAGAAATTGTAAGACTAACCTCATTTGTTAATCTTAAACCAAATTTACTTAAAACATCACTATTTGGATTATATCCTTCATAATTATTTAAATATGCCTCAATTAAAAAAGAATCATCAAATTTAGATGATTGAACTTCTTTAATAATATTATCAGTTTTAAATATTTTTCTAGGTAGATAATATACTTCTACCCCATATATTGTTAATTGTTCATTAATTAGATCTTGCAATAAAAATTGCTCACCCTTAGATCCCTGTAAAAAATAAGAATTTAATGCCATATTTTATCAACCTATAAGATCCAAAGGTGGCAATTCGTATTCTAAAGACATTCTTTGTCTTATATCTTCCAAATCTTTTTCAGCATCTTCATAATATTGTCTACCATTTAATTCTATACCACCTGGAAGTTTTGTTCCTGTAAATTTCATCATATTTAAACCCCATTGTCTTTTAATTAATGCAGTTAAATATTTTTTAAGAAAAATATCATTATAAACTTGAGTAAATGATTCTGGATCTAATGCCCTATAACAATCAAGAACAAGAAAATTACCTTCACTTTCAGATTCCCAATCAATATCTAGATATAATCTATCTTGTCTTTTATTAAATCTTATCTGTTTATCAGTTGTAAGTAGAAAATCAATATCCTCCAAATATGTTTTAGTCATAGAATATTGCATTAATTCAACTGAATTAAAATAATATAAATCATTTAAAAATAATTGATACTTAATACTAAACATTCCAGCAGAAATAGAGCTAGTATCAAATTTAAATATCTTTTCTACACCAATTACAGAGTCTGGAACTTGTAAAAAATTAGAAGTTTCATACCAATTACTTGTCGTAGTTCCATATCCAGTTATATTTGTAGATGTAGCAGAAGTGGTTACAATACCAACTGTATTATCACTATCGGTTTTATTATTTGCTTTTCCTCTATCAATGTCTTCTTGAGTTAATTTATATTTAAGATACATTCTTTCAACACCATCAAAATGACGTTCATTGAATAATTGAATAGCATCATCCACCAAATCATCTATTTGATCATCATCAACATTAACTTCTAATACTGGTGCTCCTAATTGCCTTAAACAATAATCAACCAATCCTTGTCTAGTATTTGGTTTTGCCATTAATACGATCCTCCATCAATTGCTCCAGATAATTCGGTAGCAGTAATAATTCCAGTTATCACCGCACCATATTGATTAACTTCAAGTTTTTTACCAGCACCACTACCACCTCTCCAATACAAATCAACTCCACCATCCATATCAAAAACTGCACTATTTGCACCACCAGTACTCTCAATAGTAACATCATTATTGGATTGAATTCTTAAATCACCTACACCAACTTCTGATATAAAACTATTATTACTATTATGATATATTTGCAAATCATCTGAATTTCCCAAGGTCACTTTAGAATTATCATTAAGTCTAAAAAGATTTGATGCTTTAATCCAACTAGCATTATAAGATGCACCAGTAAGTGAAAAATCACCATTTACAGTTAATCCAGTTAAAGTTCCAAGTGATGTAATATTAGTTTGAGCTGGAGTAAGAAGTGTTGCATTAAGTCCACCAGATATTGTACCAACACCAGAAATTGCTAGTCCACCAGTAGCAGAAAAACCACCTGCGGAACTAATAGTTATTCCAGTACCAACATTTATAATATCATTATCGCCGTCAAATGTTATACTAGATGATCCAACCGTTAACATACCAGAGACTTGTACATCTCCACTAATGTCTAAATTAGCAATAGTACCAACACCAGTTACATTAAGATTTCTACCACTAATTTCATCATATACAACATCATCTTTAACATATAAATCCCCACCAATATATAAATCTCCACCAGTTGTTACAATACCTGCAAGTGTAGTAACACCAGTTACATTAAGATTTTCTTGTAATATTAAACTTTTTAATATATTTACTTCGCCATTAATATCAAGTAAGGCACCATTAAAAGTTGATATTCCCGCAAAAACAGATCTACCACCAACATTTAAACCTTTAGCAACACCAAGACCACCAGCAGTTACTACTGCACCTGTTGTATCACTAATAGAATCTGTTGTATTACTAAAAGTAGTAACTCCAGCTACAATAAAATTTGTAGAAGGAAATTGATCCGACATTACAAAAGATTCTGATGATGAGTTCCATACTAGAACCATCCCATTTTCAGTTTTACGTGATGAATTAACATCACTCAAGTTAACTAATCTTGTTGGAGGTGCTGATGCATTAGATAATACCCTAATTACATTTTGTGACCCAATTCTGTCGTTTATATTTGGCATTACCTTGTTACTCCACCTCGTACTAGTGCTGAACCTTCAATAGCTTTATATTCACCACCTTCTGCAGTAGTTAGTTTTACATCATACACATATCTTCCTGGTTTTATATTAACTGTTGTTGAAGCAGTTAAAGATATGGATATAATTCCTTGTTCTGGAGAAGTGACAGTAGTTGCAAAAGAAACTGGATTAGCACTAGTAGAGTGCTTTCTAAGCATTCCTGATGTAGATGCTCCAGTAAGATTTAAAAATGCATTAGAACGAGTATCCTCTAGCTGAAAGGACGTATCAAAATCAAATCCTTGCTCAATTACTATATTGGATACATATACTGCCATTATTACTCAATATATTTTTAAATATTTATAATCTTTTATTTAACACCTCATATAAAAGAGATTTTATCTCATCTATATCAGACCGTAATCTTTTCAATTCTTCTTTTTCATGCTTTTTCTTATTCCTCATATTAATATATGAAGAATAAGAACGATCATCGCAATTTACAATTGCTCCAGATTTTTCATCTCTATAAAGATTTTTATGACCTTCAACAGATAACATTATGCTAAAGCAATTGCTCTCAGATCTTTAAATTTAGGTGGAAATGCCTCATTATCTCCACTCATAACTATCTTGATTTGGAATCCAGTAAATTCATCCTCATCATTAATAGTAAATTCATAATCTTTAAATTGATTTAGCAAACTTGCAGGAACAAAAACATCAGGTCTTCCATCATTTAAATTAGAATCAATAACTTCACCTTTCTCGTTAATATTATTATATCCAGGGAATAGGTTATATGATTCTGTAACTTCACTTGAATCTGGTTTTAGTAATCTATATAAAACTCTAAAGTCTGCAGATACATGTCTATATGCACCAACTATAAGTTTTAATGAAGTTGCTGGTTGTTTCAAATTAACCACTTGAGAGATATAACATGATGCATGTGGATCGCCAGTTAATGCATTTGATCTAGAATCAGTAGTATAATCTGATATTGGATCATTTAACCTATTTCTCCATAACCTAAATGCTGCATTATCAAGATCTAATACTGGGGATAAAACAGGATTAGTGGTTGAAAAATTAACATTTAAAGTAACTGATTTATTTCTAGGTAAACTAGTTAATTTAGTAGTTTCATTAACCCTTGAACATAATATGCGAGGAGAAGATAATCTATTAATTTGATTAAAATTAACAGACTCAAATCCTTGATCAATATATGAAACTTCTGTTCCACCAGCACTAGTTCCAGATACAGACCTTAACTGTGCAGTTAAAGTTGTTTCTGTTCCAGGAACCAAAACATTAAAAGAAGGAATAAAT